CAGAGGCATGACAGGTTCACCAGCAAGGAAATAACCTTGACCGGCTTGGGGACCCTGGTAGAAGCTGGCGTTGTTAGGCATCATGGGGTTGCCCATGTACATGCCTTGACCAGGATTACCAGCGTAACGAGCGATCTCACGGAAGTCGGGGTCACGACGCAGGTGCATCATGAAGGTGGGATCGCAGATACAACGATACAGACCATCGGAATAGGTCGGCACGTTGCGCTTACGCAGGTCCTTGACAACGTTCAGCAGGTCAGTGCGCACCTGGAACTGCTGAAGATCAGCGGTGTACTCAGTGGAGGTATAAGAGATGGAGCCGTTAGCGGCTTTGGTCTTGTTACCAGCGAAGTAGTAACCACCTTGAGTGGTGCTAGCCTTACCGTTGGCTTCGGCTTTGGCCAGTTCGTCAATGAAGACGCGGTCACGCCAGCGGCGATAGTCATCAAGCAGCGTCAAGCTACCGATTGACTGGTGGAACATGTTGAGGTTACCTGAGTCCAGCAGCATGCGCTGAGCGGTGATCAGGGTCTCACGAGCAATCTTAAAGGTTGAAGGCTGGGTGGGATCGCCGGGGTCAGCAGGGCCGGTGTATTCCTTAAGCACCACCAGGACTTTTTCCTTGGTGATGTTACGGCTGTTGGCGGTACCGATGGTTTGGTCGGCAATACGCTCACGGGCGTCCTTCGTACCAGGGGAACCCCAGAACTTGTAGCGGTCTAGCTGAACGGTTTGACCAGGTTGGCGAGTAAAGTCGTGGACGACCACGGGCTCTACGGCCATCTCAGCAATGTAGGCAGGGTGAGGACGGTAAAGTTCCGCACCAAGAATCTTCGGGAAATCGTTATCAAGAAACACTTTGCTCTATCCTCCAGGATCGCAGGAATTTATCGGGGGAAAGATTTAGACACTTACATGTCTTATCTAACACAAATTTTAGCAGTGGGTAATTTATTATGCTTAAACGTATTGCATAGTGGGTTGCTTATAACGAGCGCCCATTGAATTACTGGAACCATAGGCCTCAGGATCCATGGGCGCAGCTTGTTGTAAACCAGGAATACCTACAAGGTCTCCGGTGTTAGCAACACCTCCACCAAGGAGACCGCCAAGTCCGCCAGCGCCTAGAGCGCCCGCCACTATTCCAGCTTCAGCGCCTCTTTTTCCTAGCATCTTTGCCCGTGGGTCTTGATACATAGGATGTTGCTCAAGCATCTCCATAATGCCGGCATTGGTTGCAGGTAGGCGACGACCAAGTGCACCGCCAAGTGCTCCTGCGCCTAGGGCTTCAAGAGCAACACGGCCTGGTCCTTTATCCTTTGCTTGTCCGGTGACAATGTTACCAAGAGTAGATGCACCTGCAGTCAGTGCACCTACACCTAGCATCGCCTTCATTTCCGGAGAGAATTTACCAGCGAGATTAATCATCTCACTCCATCACAAACAGTTTGCCTGCAACAACTTGGGGAGCAGCTTGATTCAGCATGCGCCAAGCATTTTGGGGATCACGTGCCATCGTCTCGTTGAAACCGCCCCAGAAATTCTCGGGCTGTTGCATACCAGCGGCAGCCGGAGGTGCAGGAAGATTGCCGTAAGCAGCTTGCACTTGTTGCGTGGGATAGCCACGAGTTTCAAGTTGGGCTTCGTTTTCGTACACGGGATACGGACCTTCAGGACCGAAGAACCGCAGCGTGTAATCACTGAGGACGTCGGGGTTGGTCAGAATCTCGTTGTATGCCAAGTTCTCCTGGTGCTCGTTTACAGCAAACTCAGCGTAACCCTGGATGTTATTTGCGGCCCGGTTTCCCCATGCCACTGCGCTGTCCAGCATTGCCTCTAGCTGGAGGGCGTACTGGTTTAGCACCGCCGGAGCTTCCACCCCGAACGCGTCCAGCACTTGGCGGCTGTCGTTGCTCAGTTGGAGGTAGTCCGCGATCGCCTCCAAGGACGGACCCGAGGAGGTTTGGGAATAGTTGGGCGAGTAGTCCTGGTTGAGATACGAGGTCGGCGCTACCGATTGTTGCGTAGCTTGGTAGCTGCCCTGACCGTAGTTGGCCGGGGTATACGCTGTCGGAGTCGGCGCTGACTGTTGACCCTGGAACGGGGATTGGACTGGAGCGCTCAGTAGATTCACTACTTTGTTGAACGCCGATTCCCAGGGATTCCCCGCCGAGTCCGCCTGTTGGTATTGGGGGGCGTACTGAGTAGGGGCTGATTGGTAGCTGGGGGCTGCCTGAGGTACCGCTTGGGGGTAGCTCGTACCCACTTGATACCCCACCGGTGCCACCTGGTAGCTGGCCGGGGCTGCTTGCGGTGCTGCCACCACGTAGCTGCTCGGGGCGACGGCTGCTGGTGCTTGGCTCGTCTGTGGGATCGACTGGACGATAGCGTCCTGCATAACTCATCTCCTTTTGTAGAGCTTCTAAGGTTCGATACAGATATGGAGTTAAATCCAATCTCGGATCCGCAGCCATCGGTAAATCCGGTGATTGCGGGTGAGGGGTCTGCATCATTCCCCCCACTAGGCCAGCGAACGCTTTGTATGCACTCTGCAGTTCTCCAACCATCCTGAACGGGAAACCCGAAAGCATCCCGGCCCTTTCTTCATCTGTTTTAGATGGGAAAAGATATTTCAGTGCTTCAATGCTATCAACACCTAACTCCTGGAGGTTCCTAACCACAATAGAATTGTTAAGTGTGTCCTGCGTTGAATCTTCGTAAACGGGACCAAGCCAGCGCCATAACATGGTTACGTCGCCGTCAGGAATTAGTCCAAGCACACCAGGGGGAATTTGTTGTGACTGAAGACATGCCATCATCAGACTCTTGACTTGCCCTTCAAATGCACCACGTGCATCCTGGTACATCTTCCTCTCTTGTTCAGTAGCGGTTTCTGGTAGCTCCAAGGGCTTTTCAATTCCTGCGCTGGCTGCAAGAGTCTCACGGAACAAACGCTCTTCTTGGTAAACAATTAACTCAAGGCAACGGCAAATACCATACGTATAGATAGCGGTTGCTTTTTTCTTTGCAGTAGCAGACACACGGCCAAATAGTGATTTATATTCTGTTGCAGTTACGCCTGCAGAAATCGATAGTTCATCTACGCCACCAAGGGCAGTCCTAATTTCCTCTCGGTACTGGCGTGCAAATGAATTCTGGTCCCCGGTAATAGCATCTGGAACAATATAACCAACACGATCGTTTGGTTCCAGGTTTGCAATAACGCGTGGTACACGAATTTGGCCATCAACACCACGGCTAACAGGATCTGATTTAAACGTAGAACGACTTAGTGCACTGGGACTATTGAACCCAGAGTTTGCCGCAATAGATGGACGTTGTATAACGGAATCACCACCGGATTCCATCAAGTCAGTTTTTGGCCTGGAGGAGAGAAGGGTTGGATTACCAAAGAACTGAATGTTCTTACGCATAGTACGAACTATTTCGTCATGCGTACAAATGTGATTGGCTAACGCATCAAATTCACCAACACCCTCATTGGAAAATCCTTTGGGATTGTTAAGAATTTCTACGCACGGAATAAAACCTAACGTATTTTTAAACGTTTTTGTTTTACCAGCAACAGCGTAGTTAGGTTGTTCAAATGAAATCTCACCTTCTGAGTGAGTCTCTTCAATTGTTTTATGCTTGATTGAAAGCCTGATGTAACGTTTGGCACCTTGCCCCATGGCAGCAGGCCCAGTTAAACTGCCAGCCTGGATGTCTTGATCAAAGCCAAATCCACGACGCACCTTATAGCTATAGATGATTACAACTTCGTCTAGTTCGCCGTCTACGTTGTAGTAGGTTCGATATTCGTGTTTACGGAAAAAATAAAGTCGGTAGTTGGATTCTGTTGGCCGGATATAAAAAAGACCTTGGCCATCAGACAGGAAATAATCCCAGATTGAGTCCAGGCGAGTATCGAGTTGATTGTATTTGACTACGCGATCAATAAAATCTTTGCGCTGGTTACCAAAATTATCTTGCGCCGGAAAAAATTCAACACCTTGGCGGATACCAAATAACCGCATCTGTGCCAGGTGCGATGCCACGATGCCAGTATCAATTGCAGACCCACCATCTTTTTCAAGATACGAGTCAATGATCTCTCTTAATCGTGTTTTAGCATCGACCGCCATTAACTATTTTCCCCTTTATCTTTATTGATCTTAGCAGTTTTTAATGATTAAGAGACCGTTTTGGTTTGAAAACCTGCAGGCATTTGTTGTCCATATTGAGGACCGGCAAAAAATCCAACGTTACCTATTGGTGGGCCGCTGGTAGGATTGACAGCAAAAGGAAAAGGTTGGGGGCCGCCGCCAGGAGTAAGGCCTCTGCGCATGAGCTCTTTTTGGATTTGTATATTACCGCCTGGAATACTTTCTTGTAGCCGGCGAAGTTGATCAATTGATCTTCCAGATAATCCACCAGGGGACCCGGCCCCAGGGATTTCAAAGCTTGGGCTAGCAGCAAGAGTATTAGCGTTTTCTACTCCAAGTGGGTTGCCCATATAACCCCCATAAAAACCAGCCATTTTAATGCCTCTTATATTGTTTTATTTTACTCTTCTATAACCTCATACCCAGCACTGTCGTTGAGCTTGGTTAGAAGAACACCATTTCCCTTGAGCTTCCATTCCAGGACATCGCCCTCTTGCCAGCCAAGGGTTTCTATGATGTCATCCGGAAAAGTGATGAATGATTCCCCATTTTCGTCTTCTTGTATTTCCAGGATGTAGCTCATTTTGCCAAAAGCTTTTCCACAAGTTTATCAAGCTTCATGTTGATCTGTTTAAAATTGTCGTGCATTTCCTTGATTTCTCTAAGAAAGTCAACCTTAAGCACGTAGTCCAATGGAAGCCTATTTACTTTTTCTTCTAAATTTTCCAACTTTCGTTCTTGTGCTTCGACGGCGGAATGAATTTGCCGTGCACGATCTGAAAAACGTCCTAGAATTTTAGTGGCGGTCCAAGAGCCGCCGGTTACGCCTGCTATACAAAGCGTAATATACACAGCTAAATACTCTGGTCCCACGGCTGAAGTTCTTTTTATTATTCTAAACTTTAGTAATCAAGATGAAGGTTTCCTTTCCTGGCCAATCCCGTTACCAACCAGACAAGAGAATTTTAAATTTATCTGGATCATGAGTTTTAATGCGATGGCAATTTGCACACAAAACTTGGCACTTGTTCATTTCAAGTTTTAACTTCTCAATGCTTCCAGTATGCATCTTTGCAATGTCGCAAACTTTTGTTTTAGGATCAAGATGATCAAAATCAAGCGCAACAGCATGCTCTGCATATCCGCAACACGCGCACCCCCTTTTCAATTTCTCTTGATGAATGATTGCGACATTTCTTTGTTGTATATTTTTGGCGGCCTGCCTGCAACTTATTTCTCTTTTGGCCCAGGCTTCTGGCTTAAGCCAATTCATTTGAAAAGTTCCGTCTTTGTTAATACGGGACTTGCGTCGATACGCCAAGAAGATTCTTCCATCAAGACCAACCTCCCCATACTTCCAGGGGTTTCCTGTTGCTGGATTTATCCTTTCCATTAGTAATCCAAATGAAGATTTCCTTTTCTAGCAAGGCCTGTGACCAGCCAGACGAGAGCGTCGACCGTATCGTCATGACTACTAACACCGAAATTAGTGAGTTCCTCGAAGAGATTACTGAAGTTCCGGTAACGGTTGAAGATGATCTTACGGTCTTCAAACATGCCAATGATGCCACGGAATCGCGCAAGCTTATCTGCACGGAACCCCTTCACTGGGTGCCAAATCAAGTTGTAGAGTCCTTCGTTATTCAGGCAAACACGCTTGAAGTCGGCTTCCAGGGAGGCCTGGTATTGTACAGCTTCTGACCAAATATCACACGTTGAATACGTTGGAAAGTATGCGCCGTTTTCATCACAACCAAGAATAGACCAATCATTTAAAAGTTCTTTCATGGCATCTAGTTTCTCTAGGTTGCCCATTACGCGGATACGCCTGTAATCAATGATGTGTATACGGTCGCCAATGCGTCCGCCAAGAATCATTACGGTGTAATCGTTTTTCTCTTTAACTCCAGCAGAAAGATCAACGCCAACTCCAAGAGCGTCAAACTCTGTAGAGATTTCAGCTTTAACAATTAGCTCTGGTGCCAAGGAGAGTTCATTCTGTCTGATCACCTGGTTCATGTACTGAAAAGAAAACGCAATGGGCGCCTGCCTTTTCTTTTCCTTCAAGTATTCCAAGGACCACATGTCTGGCCAATATGATTTCTCTTCTCCGGTTTTGATATCGTTTTGAATTGCAGACAAAACAATTTGAACCCAATTATTTTGTTCGTTAAATGTTGTTGAGTGAATATCGTCGTGCCTGAATCTGGTACCAAGGCAGATCGCCCTGGCACCTTCAAACATGGTTGGTGAGATCACTGCATTCCAGTTGTCCTGCATCATTTTTCTGATGTCTGGGTTAGAAATATCTGCGGCTGACTTAATGGCGTCATCAATCATTACCAAATGTGAACGCTTGGATGTCACCGAACCTTTCAAACCTGCAGCGCAAAGGGTAAATTGCTCATCCCCTGTCACCTCAATACCAGCAAATTTATGGTCAATAGACCAGTACTCATTACTGGTTACGTTCTTCAGAAGGCGTACTTTAGGAAAAACTTCTTGATACCTTTTGCTTTCAATGATGCGTTTAATGGTTGCAGACTTGGAACGTGCAATATCTACCGTATAAGACAAGTAGAGGATTTGAAGTGGAAGCTTGGCGGTAGTGTGAACACCAATTGCCCACGCCGTAAGCAAACCCAAGACTGTAGATTTGGCTGATCCCCTGGGAGCAAGCAGGTCAATATTAGGCCCAGCAATTTTGATTAGACAAGAGCTGTCTTCGTTTGTTACAAAATGCCGGTGCCATTCTTTGTGGTGCTCAGCCGGGGGCTTATCTGCTACGTACTCACAAAAATAACCAAAGTCTTCCTTTGCTAGATCTAGTTTATCTTGATTTTTATTTTCTTTAATTTTAAAGTTCTTTGTTGCAGCGCGAGCATTACGCCGGTGCGCCAAATAGGTATAAGCGGGCACAGCACGTAATCAAACTATGATTAAATACTAGCTTATTTTTTGTCTTTACGTTTTTGGTCTTGGTACTTCCTGGCCTTGTCTAAGGCTGCCTTACGCTTTTCCTTATCGTTCATCTCAGTGCCATCCTCCTTCTTTGCTTCTTTCTTCTTGAG